TCTGATCCGGTGTCTTGCCGATCAAGCTCTCCATGAATTTCACCCCACAACCCGTCTATATAGATTTCTTCATCATAATCAGGACTTTGTTCTTCTTCAGGAACTATGCTCACGGGCTGCGACTGCAAGGTGGAGTTGGAAAAGGGAATCGGCCGTAAAATCAGGAGATTCAACTGCTGAATCGTTTCCATCTGAACTTTGATTTGTTCCCTCTGAGTCTGGATCACTTCCAGCATCATCTTCAGAATTTCTTCCACTTAGAATCTGTCCAATCACTTGTTCGGCAGTATTGCTCTGGTATTCATTCAATTGAAGCTTGGCTTCTTTAAGCTCGTCATCTCGCCTATTCAATTGATCTCTCAATGTAAAGATCTCGTTATGAAGCGTCTCTAGCTGCTCTTGTCTCTGAGCTTGAGTCATGCTATAAGCCATCTCTTGATTATTGATAAACCCAAAGAGCTTACCGAGATAATCACCGATCAAACTCATGGTGCACATATTGCACAGATAGATTACTCCTTCAAACAAATGAACTTGTCCATGCTCATCTTTTTGTTTCATAGATGAATCCACACCAAGATCAACCCAATGACGCCTATCGCTACCAGCACCAAGCCCACACTTAATGCACACATATGGATCTGCAATCGGAGTATCCAATATTTGAATGGGTCTCATTTATACTTCGCTCCCTAAAAATTCATCAATATGTTGGTCGGTTTGATTTACTAGCTCCCAATCGTAATCGGTAGCTGCTCGAACTACATGCATACCTACAGGAACTTCCCTAGTAGGAATGTCATTAAATCGTCTCGGACGAGACATAATTCCGTAGCGTAATGCATCCATTGCGTGGTCGTTCTTTTTAACTGGCGTTTCTTTTGTGTTCTTTCTATCTCGAGCCTTAGTTAAATGTCGATCCCATCGGTACTGACTTAACTCATCAAGTAACTTCTCACATCTTTGAGTTATGATGAGTTGTTGCTCTCTGAACATTCGTTGAACAAGCGTGATACCTGATTGGACGTCATTGTTTCCCAGGGCGATGTATATACCGTTTTCCCCGTATTCAGATTGAACAGAACTACCCTTAATTGGGTCTTTCGACCGTATGGCTGGGTCTCCAACAGAATACTTAGTAGAGATTCCAAGCGCTTCACGTCTTTCTCTCCACAATTGAGCTAAATCTCTAACGATCTTTTTATGTTCGTAAATTTCATCATAAATGATTATCTTGCCATCTTCATTATATGCAGCGAATAGGATGGCAGTATAGTTCGTATATCCATGATCCATCATTTGGAAATGAGACCAATCGTCTTTGAGAATTTGAAATCTATCTGACTGAACTAGATCAGGACAGACATTCTTCTCTCGCTTAAAAGATTCACCATAGATTAATCCCGTATGACTAATGTATGTACCAGTTCTGCGAGTAGCTTTAGACTCGTCAGACATAGTAAGGGTAAGTCTCTCAAACGCCTCCTGCTTGATGTGGGGATTCTCATAAGTATCCGCTGCAATGATGTCTATGTCAATCTTCTTATTTAATCCAGGAAGATAGAGTGTGTTGTAAGTCCAACTCATTTCCTGTAGGGGAGTCATAGTTATGAACCAATCCCCATCAGTATCTATAAGTCTAGTTAGACATTCTTCAAAAATATCCTGCGGAGGCTCTTCATCAAACCAAATGAAATGACGAGAAGTACCGCCAAACTTATCTACATCCTGTTCATATGACATGAACTCCATAGTAGATTCATTGGTGAGAGTTAGAATCTTATCTGTCTTACTATATGAATCTTCCCAGGAATTATTAATTAGAAACTTACTAGGCATCCATCTTTTAATCTCAGGCAGCATAATAAGTTTCAATCCACGATCATTATCGACTGAAACTCCACGTCCTTTAACTGGTGGCTTAGGTACTCCTTCAATTCTATGTACGTTTCCATTTATGTCTAGAAATTCATGGATACCAGTGAGACGCATTACCGTTTCAGTACCACCACCTACAGTCTTGCCAACTCTGTTTCCGCCCATCATCATTTTGCCCTTCTTCTTACTCTCATGAAAGGCAACTTGTTTTGGATGAGCATGATATCCCTGTATGCCAGGAAATACCTTAGCTCTTCTTAAACTGCTTACTATAAGTCTTTTAAGATCTGGAACAGGAACTGTATCTTCCTTACGAGCCATCTTTATTCGTTTCTTTTTCTTTAAATGTAGTTCCCTTAATTCCAAAGAGAACATAACCTACAGGAGGGAATTTATAGCTTATCCACAAACTGAGCCGATAGAATATACCTACCACTACAGCTATCAGAGGTATCCACCATTTTAACTGGTCAACAGTTATGTTTAGATCAAAGATCCAATTAACTGAGACAAATAGAATTAGTAGAACCAGTATGTTAACTGTAGCTTTGATAGAGTTCTTGTCATCGTCACTCAGTTTGAATTCTGCCACTACGTTCCTTCGGCCCTTACTGTAATAAGAACATGGCACTGATTAGAGAAATACAGAGTAACTGAATTATTAGTAACTGGAACTGAAAGTGTTTCTGGAAGTGGCTTACCCACATCTTTGTCATTCCAGTTAATAAATGAATCTTTGTTGTTTAAACCAGCGAATCCGGAAGTCGGTCCAGTAGGAATAGCAGTAACTGTAATTTCTGCGTCAACAAGATTTGGGGTAGGAGACTTAAGATCAAAAATCCTAGTACCGTTAACAGGAGAATTAGTCTCCCTAGTATCAATGATTCTCCGTGGAGTCCTGAGCGTCTGCATATCATTTCCATTCCCAATGATAGTTGGTGGGTAGAAAGTTTTATTAGTTATTAGTTTGTATGCTTTATCACCAGGACATGCAGTTTGACCCATATCTCTATGGCCGTTAATAATCAAGTCACGATTTAATTCTCTACCTACAGCCCTATATAATTCCCTAACGGCTCTAATCATGCCTGTGCTTATGTCATCAGGAACACCGATGATTAATAAGACAGAAAAGACTTCTAAGTTATCAGCTATATTCGGATCGTCTTCTCCGTAATTATCGCCTGAACCATTAGAGGCTGCTCTAAAAGTTGTTCCTCTTCCTTCATAGGACATACCTGATAAGCCTATTGCTGCACTATAACCGAAGCTGTATCCTCTATTGGATTGATAGTCTTTCTGAATAGAATTGAGCGTAGCTTGCTCCGATTTTCCAGCATAAGGACCACTACCACCAGTGTAATGAAGATTAAGATACTTAATGGACTTACCATTCCATGCGGGTCCAGTGATTGGTGGTGTATTGCTATATAACCATTCACGTCGTTCGAAGTCATAATCAATCATCTTATCCTCGATGAGTGAGCTTAAGAACGAGCCACACAATTAAAGCTACAATGGCTAAGACAATTAAAACTGTTACAAGACTTACACTTGTATCTGCTAACATTATAATTCTCCCTTAATTAATTGACCTACAGGGGTATCTTCGAGTTCAGTGGCTATAACATCTATGATACTCGGATCTACGTGCTTCACAAGTATCTCTAATAGCGTAATAATCATGAACTGGAGATTCATATTATTCTCAGATAGAGCTGGTTTGAATCTACCAGTTAGTTCATGATAATACTTAATCGCTTGCAAGTCGTCCTTCTGAATTAATCTAGCTAACCCCATGTTAGCATTTATATCAGAGATGGTTTCTAGCTGCTTATCCACTAGCTTTTTAGCATACTCAAAATAGCTAGGGATGTTCATCCAGCTAGTCCAAGTAGCTTCAGTAATTCCTAGTGGCTTGAGATCTTTTATACGAGCAGCAAAAGACTTAGTAGATGATTGGTCTACGATCTTTTGACAAGCTAATACAAACAGGGGATCATACTTACTATCAGTCTTTAGATTTAGACTTTTGATTTTATTGAACACATACAGGGGCAGGCCCCACTTTTGCAATTTAGAATTTATATGAGAACTGAGTATCTGTTCTAAATCTGGGATACTTATGTTTTCTACATAATGTTCTAATAATATAGATGGTGGAGGAAGTTCATTATTTTCGTTGAAGTATGTTACTACTATTGTAGTCAGGTTAGAATAGAATTGATCTGTTGGATCGAATAACTGAATCAGGGTAGTCGCAGAATCGGATTCATTTGGAGCTGAAATTTTTTGGGAAAAGGAATCTAGGACCTCTTTTATTTCTTCGTTCAAATTTTCAATTGATTTCTTCTGTAAGTCAAATGAGAATTGTTCCATTTTTGTCCCGAGTTAGGTTCGTCGCTGATTGGGGGCCAGGGTATTACCGGGGAACAGTTAAGCTCACTTAACAACATCTGTCAAGCTTGCCTAACTTTCATTTTGCAAGTTGGCTTTTGAAAAGAAAGCGAACTTGTGTTTTGCAAGCACGCTTTCTTTTTGCAAGTGGACTCTCTATTTCGTAGCGATCTGTATTTCAGATCGCACGCTATCTGGAAACGTCATAAGAAAGTCCGTGCTATTTCGTGCGAACGGGAGTAGTATTTCTCTTGTAAGGAAGTGCGAAGCGCAAAGAGCGCAAGCGAAACAACTTCCGGAAAGGTGGTGAAAGAAAAAATGACAACTAAGACGGAGCCGCAGGAAGCTCCTAAGCGTTCAACCTTGCAAGAGGTTGTCGAGGATGGACTTCTGCGAGAGCTTGTTTCTGGAGATATCTGGAAGTTGACTGATGAGCAGATCAAGGCTCATAAGGATACTCTTGATAAGTTCCGGAAACTGTGCGCCGCTGCTTTCAAGATGTTTGATGAGGAACTTACTACTCGTCGGAACATCAATGGAAGCGACTACTTGAAGGGGATTTCTCACTTCAGGAAGCCACGGTCCACTGGCTCTGATAACTCTCTCTTGAATGATCTCGACTTTTAGTCGGATCGTTTAGCAGGGAAACCAAACCGAAGGTATACCTGAGCATGTAGAAAAACTGCTCACTCACAGTCGCCTAATGAAAGGTAAGTCAATGAGAGATAGTGCAGTGTTGTCGATGGCCAAAGATGCCGCCTATTACGAGGAATCGAATCCTTGTAGCGGGATGGATTTCTGGGAATTGAAGCGTGCGGAAGCGAACTTGAAGGAAGTTCTGCGATTCGTTCGCATGGCAAAGATTCAAGCGGCCATGGAAATTCGTGGGCAGAATCAGATCGAAATCAATTACTGATGCCAACCGGTTTCACTACGGGTCTAAGTGAGATCCCTAGGAACTTTCACCTTGAGGCTAAAATCGTTAGCCTCAAGGCTGAAGGTTTGACCTATGTTGAGATAGGTCGGATCGTCAATAGATCTGCTTCAAGAGTGCAGCAGATCTACCATCGGCACTTAGGATTCGTCGAGCAATCCGAAGTCTATCAACTTTGGCATCTAGTGATGTTGTTATGGCCCCCTCAGAAATGAGGGGGTTTATTTTTTATTGCTCCGCAGGGGTCGCATTATTAGTCACACCTAACACAATTAATAAGGCTTGCCTAATTGAATATATAAGGAGGGCCTAACACCTATTATGAGCCACTTAATTTGACAACATTAATAAACTATGATAAGATTGCCGTAGGCATTAATACATAGCCTGGCTCTTTGGAAATTAAAGATTCGCCCCGGATAGGTATTAATGCCGTTCCCAAATCCCAATTAATGAAAGGCATTTGAAATGGCAGATAAGCCGAATAAGAGCACCCTACAGGTAGTTATTGAGAATAAGTACCTGGTTAAATTGGTGGATGGTTCAATATGGGACTTGCCTGAAACAGAAATAAAGGCAATCGAGGAAACCCTCGTTAAGTTCCGTATCATCATTGCAGCGGCACTCCGTATGCATGATGAGGAATTGTCCACACGTAGGGCAATTCAGGGAAATGACCACCTCAAGTCTCTCGAATTCTTTCGTAAGCCGAGAGATTCTAAGGGTGGAAACAAATTAATTGACGAATTGAATATGTGAGTAAAGAGCCAGGGGCGAATTGAAATAATCCCCGGTCGGTAATTCATTTTATCGGCCGGGGATTTTTTTGTTTTGATTTGATTGTAGACCGTCGCATTATTTGTACTGGCCTCTATTAGAGGGTAGTTATTAAGTTTGCCCAGTATTTATCTATCTGATCATACATAATGTATATTTATGACCTACAGGAGTTATTTTAGTAACAGTGTAGTCAACTAGCCCGTTCTCCTAGTCACTTTT